GTGATGAGCACAAGAAGCGAACCTGCGATATCGACCTGTGGATCTTTGGCCAGTGGCAGGTTCTCTGCCAGACCGTGGGTGGGATGGACATCGGTAAGACCTGCCACTTCGTGGTGAAGGCAAAGGCTGGTAAAGGCTGGCACATCGTGTGGATGGAGAAGATCCACAACACCAAGGAGAACCCCGCCACTCCCCAGGTCCTGGCCCGCTACGACTTCTATCGCATGAAGAAGCTGTGCATCGACGCCGGGCCTGACATCACGCTGGTGAACAACCTCGTCGGCGCGCGCGATGGTATTCAGGCAGTGGTGTACACCAAGGTTGCGGGCTTCATGCCGATTGCTGAGGTGAAGGGCGGTGATGTGATCAACGCTGACAGGACCAAGACCCTCTCGCTACTGCTAAGCGCACACAACTCTGGTGACCTCCACTACCCGCACCGCGATGAGATCAAGAATGAACTGTTCAAGCATCTTGAGACGACCAAGAAAGTCCGGGAGCGAAATGCTGACGGCGACATGGTTGACCGCTTCATCAAGACCGACCGGCAGGACCACTGGGTGCATGCGCTGAACTATGCGGGAATTGCAGGGATGGCCTGCGAAATGCTCGAGGACACGACGGTCACTGGAGTGATGCCGGGCACTGGGAAGGTGAAGGTCGGTAGCGCGCCAAAAGATGACGTCGACAGGAAGGGTAGCGTACTCACTGGGATGTTCGGGGCGCGTGCAAATGGCTTCGGAAGACGCAGATAATCCGCCATACGCCGCATTAACTTGTGAAAGTTAATGTGGTTTATCACCCAAAAGCAAAGAATACCTTGTGTTTCATGTGGATGCAGAACTAAACTCGCGTCAATTCTAGCTTAGCGCAGAAAAATAGCCGCATGGCAACTCCTAAAACTCCAGGCACTAAGTCTTCTAAGTTCCGGTCTGCCGGCGCTGAAGTAGTCTTGCCGTCTCGGAATCTTGCAGGTAAGGCCCGCGCTAAGCGACCAGGGTCTGATCAGGCCAAAGACACCGCCATTACCAACAAGCTGACCACGTTCGCGGCTAACGCGATCGAGAACGTCAGCAAGCGCACCGACGTCAACGAAATCATCCGGGTTATGACTCGGGAAGATGGGTTGTTCAGCTCGGCAGCGAACTCGATGGGCGCCCTATCAACGGGTCCTGGGTTCAGGCTGGCTGGCTACGACGCCACCGGTGCGATGAGTTTGGAAGTTGCTGCGATGGCCTACTCGATCATGGATGCATTCAGTCAGCTGCATGACTACAGCAAGGGCTACAACGACAAGCCAGGTATGCAATCGCTGCTCGCTACGCTCCAGATGGACGTCATCTGCACGGGCGGCTGCGGCGCTGAGCTGGTACTCGATGCAGCCTTTAGCCCAGATCGTATTGTGCCCATCGGCTACTCCACCATTGCGTGGACAGCAGACGGCGTCGGCGGCCGGTACCCTACACAGGACAGCGGGAAGGTCGTTCTAAACTTTCCCACCATCTTCGTGGCAGAGCACAACCGCAACGCAGACGAGGCGTACTCCGTCAGCTTGCTGCGACCAGGCCTTACCCACACGATCAACTTCAACGGGTTCCTTGAAGACACGCACCGGTCGCTCAACCGCACCGGGCACAGCCGCCTGATTGCCACCATCATTGCCGACAAGATCAAAGCCGCCGCTGACGACCAGACTAAGTCTGATCCGAAGAAAATGGGTGAGCTGTACGATCAGGTCCGCACCGAAGTGATGGATGCACTGGCAGGCTTGGAGCCAGAAGATTCTGTTGTTACCTATGACAGCGTGACCTACGACGTCAAGGACACAGGCGGTAATAAGGCAGACTACGCCAGCATGCTCACCACGCTGGGTAACCTGCTTGGCGCATCGCTAAAGACCCCAGCCTCTGTATCCGGCCTACGCGCCGGCGGTGGCCAGGCGCTGTCCAACGCCGAGACATTGATCTACCTCCAGGTGGTGCAAGGAACTCGCGCCCCGGTGGAAGAAGTGATGTCGCGCGCGCTGACACTAGCCTGCCGCCTTGCTGGTATCGACGGCTATGTGGCCTTCGAGTTTATGCCAATCAATCTGCGCCCGGACGTGGAACTGGAGGCGTACTACGGTACCCGCCAGAAGCGCGTCCTGGAGCTGCTCAGTTGGGGTGTCATCAACGAGGCACACGCCTGTTGGGAGCTTGGGATTCGTCCACAGGGTCTCAGCGCCGTGCTTGCTGGCACTCAATTTTATGCGAAAGATGCTTCCGCAGCCGCTGCTATAGGCGACCGGACTACGTCGGCAGGAGCCGCACTACAACCTAGCACGCCGGGGCAACCCGGGGGCTAACGCCGGTAACGCCGGTTGCTACCAGAAAGGAGTCTGGAAGTGCCAAAACCAATCATCTGGCTGGGTACAGAGGCAGCCCTTGAGGTTCTTAAGAGCTTTGAGGACAAGTTTGCCCATGATGCCCTCGCCTATTCCCGCAGCGCGTATGACGGTAACGGTAGTGACCGACCTGAATACGATGCTTCGTTTGGCGTCCGCTCCGACCGTATGGGCCTGACAGTGCTTGAGAAGGTGGGTGAAACCCCAGTCCTCAAGGTGCATGGCTCGCTGACTCCTACGTTCGCCCGCTGGCATGGCTGGTTCCCCGGCCAAGTGACCAGCTATGAAGCGATCAAGGACGCCCTGTCCATCCTGCAGGAGTCTGGTGAGACGAAGGTCCTAATGGACTTCGCCACCGGTGGCGGCGCCGTGCGCAGCCTGGACACTGTGACCACTGCGATGGCACGGGCTAAGAAGAACGGCCTGCACATCCTTGGTCACACCGACTCCAGCTCGTTCTCTGCCGGCTACTGGCTGATGGCAGGCTGCGATGAACTGTCAGCCAGCCGGATGGCTGAGATCGGCTCCATCGGCACGCTGATGGTCCTGACCACCTATGCCGATACCGAAAAGAATATGGGTGTCACCTTCACCGTCCTTAAAGAGGGTGAGTTCAAGGCCGTGGGCAACCCCTACGAAGGCCTGAGCGACAAGGACAAAGCCTACCTACAAAAGAACCTCAAGGAGACGAATCAGTTCTTCCTTGAGCACGTTGCGAGCAATCGCAGCCTGGCCCTGGATGACACCAATCTCTGGGCCGAAGGACAGACCTTCTTTGCAGCCAAGGCTATGAAGTTGGGCTTGATCGACCGAGTAACCACTCTGGACGATCTTCTCGCAAGCGGCGCGTCCGCTAACACACCTGGCGATAAAAGGAGTTTTGAGATGCCAATCTCTGCTGAAAAACTCGCTCAGATCGAGGCGGGCGCAGATCCAAAAAGCGTTCTGACCAAAGCTGAGCTGAAGCAATACGAGGCAGGCATTGAAGCTGCCAACCTCGCACCGGTCGTTGCAGCGGTGGCTGAAGAACCGGCTGTTGTAGCAGTAGTAGAGCCGGTAGCTGCTGTTACCGGTGTAGGCGCAGGCACTGAAGCTCTGCACCAGGCACTGAAGGATAACGGCAAGCTTGAGGCCAAGGTCGAAGCACTGACCGCTGATCTCGAGAAGGCCCAAGCGTCCCTCGAAGCTGTGAAAGCTGAGAGCGCGTCTCTTCTGGTACTTGGCCAGGCCGCGGTTGAAAAACTGCAGAATGCTACCCACTCGCCACGCGAGACCAAGGGTACCGCCGCTGAAGTGCTGGCTCAGTTTACTGACCTGCAGGGCAAGCTGGCCACCATGTTCAAAATCGGTCAGCAAAGCCAGGCAGTCCCGGTAGAGGACAACACCCAGGCCGCGCAGGACTACCGCTTCAAATCTCAGCAACTTCAAAACGCAAGCCGTTAAGGGAGATCCATCATGGCTAACACTTTCGATTTCAACCTGTTGGCGCACAGCCCTGAGCGGCTGAACGTCATCTCCTCGAAGCTGGGTCCGGACATTGCTACCAAGTACACCGACCTGGACAAGAAAAAGCCAGTGAAGGCACAGGCCGGCGGCCGCCACGTCATCTGCTCCGATGGCGATGAGCTGGAAGGCTGGCTCGACAGCGTTGAAGCGTTCACCACTGACGGCTTCTCGTTTGGTGGTGTGGCACGCGGCAACGCTGGCTTCCGCGTTGAAGCGCAGGTCGCTACAGCTGTTTCTACCCCTTTGGTCTTCGGTGACCTGGTAGTTGCTGGTATCCAGCTGGCTCGCGGCACCAAAGGCCTGCCACAGGTCAAGAAGGGCACTCCAGCAGTGCACAAGTACCGCGTACTGCGCCTGACCACCGGCGCTGCCGGCTCTCTGGTTCTGCTGGAGAAAGTTTAAGGCTCCGGCCTTAGACCTTCCCTCACCTGTCAAGGAATAGACAAAATGTTCTCATTGAAATATGCGGCAAACGACAACGGTAAGATCGTTCAGCGCGAGAAGAAATTCGGCGTTGAGATCTACAAGCAGGCCTCTGAAGCTGGCATGAGCCTGCGTCAGTTCATCCGCACTCAGTGCTCCGACTTTGACGTCACCATGGGCGACCCGATCGACCAGATGATGACCAACGCCGGCATGATGGATGGCCAGCACCGCACCGGCCCTGCACTGACCATGGCGCAGATGGCTGGCATGACCACCGCTGAAGGCTTCCGTCGTCCAGACGGCTCCGATAACAGCCTGGGCGCCCGCCTGTTGTACCCGCAGCTGATCCTGGAAACTCTGAACGCTAACGTCCTGCGTGACGACGGCTCGGACATCCTGGCTATCTGGGAATCGATGATTGCACTGACCCGCAACATCAACGGCAACAAGGCTGAGCAGCCAATTATCGACACTTCGGCGCCTGAAGGTAGCCGCAGCGGTCGTATCGCTCAGTTGGCTGAGCCGGAAACCATGATTTCCATCACCACCGGTGAGAAATCGTTCCGCATCCCTACCAACTCGATTGGTCTGATGATTGCGAACGACGCCATGGCTGCTACTACCATTGACTTGGTGCGTATCGTGATGGAAGCGCAGTCCCGCGGTGACAAGATCCGCCGTGTGAACGAGCAGATCCGCTCCATGGTATTCGGCGACATCGACGCAGGTATCGCTGCATTGCCAGTCACCAAAATCGGCACTTTCGACTCGAAGATCACTGCTGATGGCGTTATCACCAAGCGCGCCTACCTGAAGTGGCTGCACTCGGTACAGCTGAAGGCTAACGTCTCCACCGTCCTGACTGACATCGATACAGGCCTGGACCTGGACGATGCCATGCTGCCGAAGATTACCGGTATGGACGCTTCGAAGATCGCCAGTGCCTGGAACGGCGTCAACCTGGGCATCACTGCTCCGAAGATCGTTCCTTTCGCTACCGACGTCTTTGGCGCCGGCATCATGGTTGGCCTGGACCCTCGCTACGCGATCCAGCGCTTCGTGAACATCTCGGCCTCTTACGACGCGATCGAAGAGTACGTGATGCGCAAAGCGACTGGCTTCCGTGTTGACTATGGCGAGTCAGCAACCCGCTTGTACGACGATGCATGGTCGGTTGTAAGCCTGCAGAAGGCTTAAGACCGGTGAAGGGATGGGGCGCTTCGGCGCCCCATTTGTGAATTCGTAGGAGAGTGCCGACATGGCCCTGAAGAAAGCTGAAACCAAAGACACCGCTACTGAGGGTGCACCGCTGCCACAGGAAAAGAAAAAGCCTGTGAAAGTGGACGAAACCGACCACGCAGCGAATGAACTGGCGGTCGCTGATGCGAATGCCGCTGACCCTGAGCCAGGCCCTACCCACCTCAAGGTAGTCAACCTGCGCAAGGTTGAGTTTTACCAGCCTTCCACGGGCCTGCGAATCAAGGCCGGCGAAGAGAAGTACCTGGAAAACGACGGCTGGCTGGACAACCAGATCAACGCTCGCCTGTTGGCTGTAGTGGAAGACTGACATGCCCTATTTCGACCTCACCTCCGTTGCACAGATCCGCGCTGTTCTCACAGTCAGCGATGCCGACTTGCCCGATGAGACCATCGAGGGCTACGCCCTTGAGGACGATCTCGGGAACAAGCTGGACCGGGATTTGCCAACGTGGGCTGAGGTCCTGGCTGCTAACGGCGCGAACGCTAGACGTTTACGCCTTATGGCCAAGTATTTCTGCGCTGGCACAGTGGCCAGGATGGCCCAGATCTTTGTCCTGAAACAGGACACCGACGGATCGAACGCGGGCCAGCGCAGCGATAAGGACGGCTGGATGTGGGTTTCCGCATCCTTACTGAGTCAGGCAGAGGGGTATCTCACCGAGATCATGGATGATCTTGGCCTGACTCAGGACGTAGCCAAACCTTACACCATGTTCAGCCGGGTGATCCCAACACGGGACCCTATCACTGAACCGAGGAGCTGACGTGCACCTCAAGGCTATCGCGCTCAAGCACGCTAACGAATTACTGGATATCTGGGACCCGGCGACGGAGTCCTGGGTGCCCGGCGCGCTTAAGGCGCGCATTGATTTGACTGACCGGTTCCTGAGTAACTTCAACAAGCCAACCCGGCGCCGGATGCTGTTCGCTGACAACACTGTGGTGTTTCCAGACAGCCTCACCGTCCGCCACCCGGGCACACTCGACGTCTATATTCTGGGCACCACCCGGAAGGATGCCAGGATGGGCAAGGCCTACGTTGGCCTGACAATCTGCCAGCTGGTGACTGAGATCCCAGGCGGCAGCGCAGGGTTTGCTGTGTTCACACGCAAGGCGCCGGTCGGACCAGCCAATGACCCTGGCTGGCTGGTAGAGGTGGAGTTCGCGCGCGCGTTCGCAGACATGGAGTTCCGCAATAGCGCAAACGAGCCGGATGCCACAGAGCTGAAGGTCGAGAACTACCTGGTATACGCGCCTCAGCATGTGCAGCTGCAAGAGTGGGATTACATGACTCTGCATGGCAAGAAGTACAAGGTCATCGACTCATTCCCAGACAGTGGCTTCACCAGCGGCCGGGTGGATGAGGAAGTGGATACCCGTATCAACTTCTACCTGGATGTGGAAGGCGAGAAGACCTATGACCGCCTGGCGCAGAAGTGGCTGACCACGCCACGGCGCTACAACGTCACCGGTGTGATGCAACGCGCCGAGGGGTTTGCTCTTTGGGCGGGCGCTGAAGATTACATCGACGTGTACATCGAGCACGCCCATATCGGTATTGAGCCGAAGGCCAACATCATGAGTTTGATGGTCGACGGTAAAGCACGGGTTATCCGGCAGGTGAGTTCACAGTCTGGTAAACGACAGTGGCTGCTGAGGTGTAACTAATGGCTAAGAGCACGCAGTTCCAGGACCAGATGCAGGCGATGAGTGACTCACTCTCTCAGCTATTCGTGCGGTCTATCAAGACAGCCATGATCCGTGGACTAGATGTTGCGGTAGAGGAAACCAAGCAGGACTCCTCGAACGCTGCGGCGCATTGGATGATTGCTGGTACTGATAGCAGTACATCACGGCCATGGAGTAGGAAACTAGGCAAGATTCAGGACATGCGCGGTACTAGTACCCGTGCACCGCTATACCCAGTGGGGTACCGAAGAGATCAAAGGGGTTCAAGCCCTGAGACAGTAAAGTTCGTTCACCAGCGAGAGCTGGCTGAAGTTCTCAACAAACTAGTGGCCGGGCGTAGCCCAGAGTTCAAGTTTTATTTCTACAACGCGGTTGGTGATAACCCAGAATACGCAGGTAATGCAAATCTGGAAGCTGCGGGAACTGCCGCAGCTGCGAGGGTAGTTGAAGAGGCAAATAAGCTGATCACCGCTGGCAATACACGGAAGGTAACGCTGACATGACCATGCTGATCGACACCACTGAGTCACTAGCCCGTATCCGAACTATTGTGTTCGACAACGCGGCGCCTGACCTACTATTCTCCTTTGAGTGGTTGTCTGCGCGTGACTACAGCGGTCAGTACGCTGATGGCTCACTATTCGACCAGAACAACCCGTTTATGATATTTGATGCGTCAGTCGACGAAGTTAAGCGAGCTGGCCCAAGTCTGGCCTCCCCAACCCGCGCCTGGGGTACTCTTGGCATTACCCTTCATACGAAAAATACTGACGACGATTTAAGTAATCTTCGTCAACTAGAGGTATTCTCTGCGTGGTTTGCGGAGAAAACAGTACGGGATATTCGTTTCCGTACTTTTACTCCGCTCGGTACATCAAGGGCGAAGGGGTTTCTTACCTTCAGCGGTGTGCTTAGTTTCGACTTTGAGATACAGCAAAAAGGACTTTGAATATGTCAGCAGTACGCAGTTTTAATGATACCTCCTCCGTATCGCTGGCCTATGCGCTGAGCGGTGTCACTACGGCGGCAGAGCTCGCGGCGGTTCCCTTCACGTATCTTCCGTTTACAACGGAAGGTTTCAGCATGTCGAAGAGTTCGGTCAAGTCGACAGCCATTCGCGGCAACCGCCGTAGTATCGGCGCAAAGAATACCAGCGGCTCTGTAGCTGGTGCAGCCACCGTTGAATTCGGGGCTGTAGGCTTCGTGCTGGACATGCTGCAACTGACCATGATGAACACTTGGAAAGATATCAGTGCCACTGACCCTCTGCTGGGTAAGTACATCACTGATGGTAAAGCCCTGCAGTTCATGGCAGTTGAGAAAACTACCAAGGCAGGTGCTACTTCCACAGACATGCAGTTCCATGAGCGCTTCTACGGCGTGGCCATGAACGACGCAACCCTGGACCTCTCCGACTCCTCGTTGATGACCATGGCCATGAGCTTTATCGGCATGTTCGCTGACACTGCCAAGGCAGTACAGGGTGTGACAGGCCTGGGCGGCAGCATGGCAGTCACTGGTAAGACCCTGCCAGAGGACTACGAAATTGCTGACAGCTCCAACAACCTGAAGAACCTGATTGTCACCGACAAATCCGGTGTACCACTGCAGGTAACCTTCTCTTCGGCCAACTTGAAGATCCAGAACAACGTCCGTGAACAGAAGGGTCTCGGTTCTGTGTTTGCATCGGGTGTTGGCCTGGGTAAAGTTGACGTCGAGCTGTCCGGCGACATGTACTACTACGACCAGACCATGCTGGATGTCCACATGAACAACGAGCGCGTTAAAGCCTCGATGACCATTGAGACTCCAGAAGGTACCTTCACCCTCCAGTTGCCTAACTTGGCTGCACAGTCGCCAACCAACAACGCACAGGGTGAAAACCAAGACTACAAGACCTCTATCACCCTTGCGGCTGAAGAAGGTTCTGTGACTATTGGCACTGATACAGTTGCTTGCACTATTGCAATCACCTACGTGCCGAAGCCATAAAAGAGCGGTAGGAAAGACGGCGGCCCAGTAGCGATACTGGGCCGTTTTCTTTTGTTAACCAGCGTGGCATACTAATCAAGCTTTTCCGGCAGATGCCGGATTATCCCTACCGCAAAGGAATGCATCACATGCTGAATATTGAATCGCTTGCCGTTGACCAAGAATTAGCATCTAACGGTACCTGGGCAGATTTCGCCGGCGCCCGATTCCTGATCGCGCGCTACAACAACGATAAAGCATCGTTGCTGCGTAACAAATTGGCACTGGAAAACATGAAAGTTTTGCAGTCGGGCACTAAAGAAGCCGATGAGAAGAGTGATGAAATCACTCTGAAAGTGCTCACCGAAACCGTACTGCTAGACTGGCAAGACGTCGGGTCCAAGGACGTTGCCATCAAGTACACCCCGAAGCAGGGTCACAAGTATTTGGCCGACCCACGCTTCTCTGATCTCCGCGAGTTCATCCAGAACTACTCGATCAACCGTGCGAACTACCAGGAAGAAGTCGAAGTCGAAGTCAGCGAATCGGTAAAGAATACTGCCGCTTCCTGATTAAGTATGGGGTCTCGGGTCTCAAGGCCATGAAGCAACTTGAGGCCAGGTTCGGTAAAAGACACCCGGCCCTTGAGAACTTCAAACAGCCACCCGAGCAATTCGGGTGGTTGGTCCAGTCCTACTTCCGACTCCACAGGGTGCGGCAGTACACCGATATGGGCAGCCCTCGCCCGTTGACTTACACCGATCTATCTGTTTTCTCTGGCAATGTTCTTCGATTAGATAGATCATTAGAGCCATTGTTTTACCGTTGCATGGAAGCCACGGACAATGCTGTTCTATCGGACCAGTATGAGCAGGCTGCCAAACAGCGGGAAATAGAGAAGCAGGCAGGTAAAAGTGCCTCCCGGCAAGGTTCTAAAAGACCGGCCTAACTCCCCGAGATCGCACTTATGGCCGCCAAGATCGAGATTGACCTTCACGAAGCACTTCGGCAGCTTGCTGAATTTCAGCTGAGGGCTACTGGGGTTGGCCGGCATTTGGATTCCCTTAGCGGGAATATGAAGAACACAAGTTCTTCAGCAAAGTCTATGGCGGAGGGGATCGACGCCTATTACACCAAACTTCAGGGCAGTCTGATTGCAATCAGCAAGACGACTGCTGATGAAGCTCAGGCGATAGATAATGCTTTCGTTAGCATACGAGCTGCGGCAAAAAAGAACTTCGAAGGGGTTGCGCAGGCCAACCTCAAGGCTAACTTGGCTGCCTCAGCCTACGTTGGCCAGCTGAACGACGTCCGTAGGGTCCTAGAGAACACCGCCAACAACAGCACCTACGTCAAGTACATGGAGAAGATCGCCACTCTCCAGACGGAGATGAATGGCCAGAACAAACTCCTAACCGCAACGATTGATATCCTGGGCACCGCTGAGGGTAAGCGGAACGCTGAGCTGAAAACCACTCTGGCCTCCACGCAGAAGATGGCGGCGGCTGAGACCAAGCAGGTCCAGACCAGTAAGGAACTGGCACAGCAACTTGAGCTGCTGAACACAGCCACCGGCCAGAATAACTCCGTAACCAAGGCCCGGATCTCTGCTGCCACCCGGCAGCAGCAGGAAGACACAAATCAGCTGGCCAAGCTGGCTGAGCTGCGCCGGGCCTATGAGAGCCTAAGCGGTGGGATAGCAGCGCAGATTGCCCAGCAGACGGCAATGAACAACGCACTAGCCCAGGCAGCTACCTTTCACGAACGCGAGCAGGCCCAGCTACAGGAGCTGCAGCGCCGCTACGAGTCCCTGAATGGTGGAGTAGCTGAGCAGACTGCCCAGCTCAAAGTCCTTAACCGCGCACGGGAGGCTGAGGTTACTTCGCTCACTCGTGAGATTGCTGCGCTAGAGGCTGCCCGTGCCAAGCAGGCATCACTTAATGGTGGGTATGCTGAGCAGCTAGTAAGACTGAATGAGCATAACCGGGTCCGCACTGAGCAGATCAAGAACGAGGAGAAGTACACCGCAGCGCTGGATCAGGTTAGCAGCGCTGAGGCCAGGCTAAGGGCGCAGGATGAAGCGCGCCTTAACACCATGCAGGCGAAGAATGCAGCTACGCTGGCAGCCGCGCGCGCGGAAACTACCCTGACGGAAGCCGACGCAAGGAACATTGCTACAGCTGAGAAACTGAATGCCCAGACAAAGACCAGGAATGATGCCCTGGTAGAGCAAGCCCGAGTCACTATGGGCACGTCTAAGGCGCAGCAAGAGCTGAATACTGTACGCAATAGAGAGCAAGAGCTGCTCGCTAAGCTACAGTCCCAGCATGCCCTGCTTACCACAGAGTACGGGCGTGAACTAGCTGCCATCAGGGCGAAGATTGCCGCCCAGACTGAACTCAATAGACTCTCTACCATGTCGGTATCGCAGCTGTTGGGTCTGACTGACTCGCATAAGCGCCACGCAGACATGATGAACATGGGCAGCCAGACAGCTGCCTCGCTGCGAGCTGCGCTTGGCGGGCTGAACGCCACCTTTGGTATGTATACCAGCGGTACCATCGTTGCAGCTGGTGCTACATACGCTATGTTCAGCGCCATGCGGAGCGCTGTAACGCTGGGCGCTGAGTTTACGGCCTCCATGGCCACTGCTAACGCAGTGATGAACTCTAACAACCCAAGCTGGCTGACGGATAGTGCAAAGTCCCTGGAAACCCAGGTAAGAGCACTGGGCCAGACCACTGTCTTCACTGCCAGTGAGGTGGCACAGGGTCTAATTGACCTGGGCCAAGCAGGGCTTAGTTCAGCAGATGCGATCTTAGCTCTTAGGCCTGCCCTGGACCTTGCCCAGATCGGCAACCTGTCCATGTCTGAGTCAGCAGACATTGCCACCAATGTGATGATGATCTTTGGCAAGCAAGCCTCAGATCTGACAAACATCGTGGACATAATGGCCACGGCGGCTGTGGATTCCAACACGGATATCAAGCAACTAGCCAACGCACTTACCTACGCAGGCCCTGCCGCACAAGCTGCGGGCATCTCCCTTGAACAGACCACTGCAGCTATTGAGGTATTGTCCAACGCGGGCATCAAGTCTTCCCGCGCTGGTACTGCGCTGCGCAAACTGTTCACCAGCCTCCTTAACCCTACCAAGGCAGGCACTGCGGTACTCGAAAAGTACAACATCGCTACCCAGAATCTTGATGGCAGCACCCGAGACCTGACAGGCATAGTAGGTGACCTAAGCACAGCGCTGAACGCTGCCGGGGTAACCGCTGCTCAGCGTCTGACAGCCATTCAGAACCTTGTGGGGCTGTACGCTACCTCGCCAGTGGCTGCTCTGGTAAACAACGCTGAGCAGATGAAGACTGCCCTGTACACGTTGGAGAACAACGTGACTGGCGCAGCTGAGCGCATGCGTAAGAAGATGTCCGACACCCTCAAGGTCGACTGGAAAGGAACCATGTCGGCTTATGAGGAGCTCCAGCTCTCGGTATACGACAAGTTCGAAGCGTACCTTCGACTGACCTCTGCCAGGATTACTGAGACCCTCATAGGCCTAACCGCCCCTATAAAAGTTGTACTGAACGCAGATAAGTCCTCCTTGTCCGTGCAGGATATGGTGAACAAGGCTAACGCCAATGGGGGCAGCTTCGGGGTAAGCGCTGACAAGACGTCAGCTGTAAACAGCGCAGGCGATAAGGTAGATGCCAAGCAGCTTGTAGCCTCAATGGATGCCGTGAGCCAGAGCCAGCTCACTGTGATCACCCAACTGGACATCATCGTCGAGAAGTTCAAGGCGTGGGGTGAAGTAGCTGCTATAGCCGTTGGCGGCATCGCCTCCTCCAAAGTCCTAGGGGCAATTAGTGGTGGGCTAGGCAATATATCTACCGACTCAGGGAAGGCAGCAGACCGTCTTACTGAGCTGGCTAAGAAGGCTAATAACCAAGCCAAAGTTATGGGGATGGCGGCTGGCATCAACAGCCAGTTCAACACGACCCTTTCCGCCATGCAGTTTGCCGGGGCAGGTGCTACGCGCGGTGTAGGTATGCTAACTGCAGCGCTCTCTACCCTGGTTACGTGGGCAGGTAGGGCAGCGGCGTTCCTAGCAGTGGCTGGGTCTATTGCCAGTATGGCCGTGCTGATCGGTACAGTGGGCTATGCAATCTACACGGCCTTCAGCAAGGATAACGAGCAGGCTATTATCGACCACGCGAAAAGCGTCGAGGAAGCCAATAACCGATACAAAGACCTGGTCAAAGGGCTGGACGGGGTCGGAGCAGCGCTTGAGAAACAGGCCCTGCGTGAAGAAGCTGTAACCCTGGCACAGAAGGCCTCAGAGTATAAAAACCGCCTGGCATTTCTGGAAGAGACCAAAAACCTCTACGAAAGCATTGGCAAGGTAGTCCCTAAGCCTGTACTGATAGAGATCCAGACTGACAAAGCACAGCTTGCGCTGGCTGAAAAACAGCTGGCTGACTTCAACAAGCGAATAAACTCGATTGGGTCCACCAACGAGGATATCTCAGGTGCATCGGATAAAGCCCGGACGCTTGTTGATGCAGTAGTAGCGCAACAAGCCATCGTGGATAAGGCTAGGCTAGCAGCTGACGCAGCCATTGAGTGGACAAGGGATAATAAAGAGCAGATGTACTCTGCTGAGCTGGCAAAGCTCAGGCAGGTACAAGCTGCTCTTGATGCCCAGAACGCTACCATCAAGCAAATCGGTGAGACAGCAATCGGGGTCAACGCCCAGATTGACTCAGCGCTTAGTGCCTCCAGAGCCGCAGCTGATAAGGCTATGGTTAAAGAGCTAGGAGCTGGCCAGAAGTTTGACCTAAGCTCCGGGCAGATGCAGACCCTCAGCAAAGAAATTGCTGATATGCGCGCTGCAGCTGAGGTGGCTGCGGCCCAGTCGGCTAAGGACGGCGTACCAGTAGCTGTAGACCCGCAGATCCAGCTCAAGCTGAAGCAGTTCTCCGAAGCCCAGCTGATGAACGCAAAGGCGCTTGTTGAGCTGAATAACCAGGAGGCTGCCTCCCAAAAGGACCAGAACGCAGCAGCTGTTGCAGGCCTTGATTCCTCCCAGAAAAAAGTAGCCTACCAGCAGCAGGTCAACGACCTTACCGCTGAGCTGGCTACGCTAGATGGCAGGGTTGCCAGTGGTGAAAATCAGGGCGTATCCCGTGAACGCCGGATTGAGGTAGTTAAAGAACTTACCACGGCTAAAAACGGGCTAGCATCTGCTGAAAAATCAGTGGAGTCAGCATCCAACAGAGCCACCTCAGCCCAGGCTAAGTTTGAAGATAAGCTTGGTGACTTTATCGGGAAGCAGGACGCTGCCACTTTAGCGGCCCTAGGCTCCGCAGCTGCTTACGCTAGCGGCTCTAGTGCGCTGGCTGAATACCAGGTACAGCAGAAATTATCGACTGAAGTTCTGGCCCTGGAAAACCAGAAAATCTCTGTTAACGTCGATGAACGTAAAAAGATGGAAGCTGCGATTCGCTCAGCGATCGCAGCTAAGCAGGAAGAGGATGTCCAGAAGTCCCTCTTCGACATGCGCCTGGAGACCAAAAACACGATTGAGCAGACTGCTGCCACCTACAAAGGTGAGGAGGCACTTCGTGCATTCAACGTTGAGAAACAGGTACAGCAGGTCCTGGCTGGTAAGTCAGAAGAGATTTACAACAAAGAGATTGATGCGGTAAGGAGGCAGGCGCAGGTTACAAGTGATGCAGCCAAAACACTGGAGAAAGCCAACCGCGGCGTCTCCCTTATCGAGCAGTACGCCCCGGCAAGCAAAATGGCCAGGGAATACGCCAAGGACGTAGAGGCAGTAAACACCGCCCTGGCCAGCGGTGAATACACCGCAGAGGAGGCTAAAAAAGCCCTCAAAGGTATCGGTGATGCCTACGCTGATAACCAGGCCTCCCTGACTATCTGGGGCAAGCTGACCAAGGAAGCTCTAGACCGCGTCGACTCCGCGTTCGCAGATGCCTGGCTGAACATCGGTCACGGCTTCAAGAGTTTCTCAGCCAGCATTCTGGATTCGTTCAAGCGCCTGCTGGCTGAGCTTGCTCATGAGGCTATCACCAAGCCGATCATGATCTCGTTCACCAACGCGCTACTGGGGACCAATAAGTCTGGTGGGATCAGTGACGCTATATCCAACCTGACCAGTCTGGGTTCAGCTGGGTCCGCTGCCAGCTCATCCGGTATGGGCGGCCTGGTTAGTATGGGTAAGAACCTGTACTCGGTTTACAACGCCATAACCGGTGTAGGTGCCCAGATGGCCACCGGCTATGCAACTGGCGGCCTAACTGGTGCGGCCTCTGCAGGTGTTGGCTACTACAGCACCCTGCTAACCAATCTGGTTAGCACAATGAGCAGCGGCTTCACCAGCTTGATTGGCGGTAATATCGCTATCACTGGAGCGACGATGGCGGGCACTGCCGCCACCACCGCTGCACTGACTGGGGTAACTGCCGAGGTCGCCCTAGGCGCCGCCAGTACCATTGGCGCCGAGGGCATCACAGTTGCAGCACTTCAGGGTGCGATTGCTGAAGGCGCGGCATCTGTCGGAACAAGCGTTGGCGTAGCGGGGGCTACCACGGCGGCTGCCTCTCAGGGGATTGCTGCTCAGATGGCTTCCGCTGTGTCCTCGATGGCTGCCATGTGGCCACTCGCCGTGATCATGGGCATGTACCAGTCCGGCAAGCTATACAGCGCCGGGGTTCGCCCGGACGGCGGCGCGATCAGAGACGCTGCAGGTGGTACCACGCTGGGCAAGGTGGCAATGGCCCCGAGCGCTGCGATGGCTGATATCTGGAAGGTCACTGACAACGTCCTAGCCAAGGTAGTCGGTGGTAAGTGGGCTGCCATTTTGAGCGGCTCTACGTTTGCCCAGGCCATGACCACCAAGGTGGCAGAGACCTTGTTCGGTACCAGCTATAAGACCAAGGACATGGGCATCCAGGTGGGGGTTGAGGGCGGCCAATTCGACGCCCAGCAGTACATCAAGCAGAAGAAGAAAGGCGGATGGCTCTCTGGCTCGAGCAAGACCCGCTACCTGACCAGCGAGCTTGACCAGAATACCCAAGACGCCTTAGGTGGGCAGTACAACGCCACGGTTGTCGGGGCTATGGCACTCTTCCGCAAACTTAACGTCACGCTGAACTCTAGCGTGCTTGATGGCCTGAACATGGCTGTCACCCGGATCAGTACCCAAGGGAAAACCAGCGAAGCGATCCAGACTGAGCTTAACGCCTGGTTTGTAACCCTAGGCAACTCCGCTGTTCTGGCTATCAACAACGCCACGAACTCCGGGCTGGAAGGCTACAACTTCGACACCCTGACGAACTTCGTCAACAACCTCTACACCGTTAACTTTAGCCTCGGGTTGCTAGGCATAAAGATGGCCGAGTTCTCCATTACCGGCGGCCATACTGTAGAGGCAATCATCGCAGTAGCTGGCAGTCTAGAGACGCTCAATACTGCCCTCAATGGCTACTACGCTGCCTTCACTTCGGATACCCAGAAGGCCTCAGACACGCTGGCTGCCACCCGCTCACAGTTCGAGCAGTTTGGGGTTGTTCTTCCTGACACCCGCGACGGCCTGAAGGATGTGGTCAAGGCGCTGGACATCACCACGGCAGCCGGCCAGGCGATGCTGTTCGCTATCACCAACAATGCCACAACAGCTGCAGCTGCCTATGCCATCCTCGAGCAGCGCCAGGCTGACTACCACACCGCGTTTTACAGCGAATCTGAGAACACAGCTCTCAAGATCAAGGAAACCACTGCCCAGATCAAAGAGCTTGGCGTCACCCTGCCCTCTAGCCGTGAAGGCTTCCGGAAGATGGTTGAGGGGATCGACAAGACTACAGTTACCGGTAAGGCGATGTACGACACGCTGATGAGCGTTGCCGGCGCCGCGGGCACTGTGTTTGATGCACTGGAGGCTACAGCTACAGCGGCGGCGACTGCTGCTGACAAGGGGGCTACTGATAGCTTCGCAGCGCTTCAGCGCTCAGTCACTGCTCAGCAGGATGCCCTGACCACTGCGTACAACGCCAAGACCACGTCCGTCAACGATATGCTGACCACAGCTACTGACGGGCTATCAGGGCTAACCTCCATCAGTACAGCGCTGCAGAACGCACTCAAGTCGCTCTACGGTACGTCGACAGACGTGGTCAAGATGCTGCGTGTGCAGGCCAAAGAGACCCTTAACACAGCTCTCGCTACCGTGAAGTCAGGCGGATCTATCGCAGGCATGACGGGGCTTGAGGATGCACTGTCTACCCTGAGCACTGATAGCACAGACCTGTACTCCACCCTCCAGGACTACACCCGTGAACAGAGCCGCACCGCTGGCCTGGTCGCCGGACTGGACACAGCTAACACCAAGCAGATGACGTCTGCTGATGCCACTGTTAAGGCCCTGAAAGACCAGCTGACCCAGGATAAGAAAGCCTACGACGATCAGATGAAGGCGTATACCGACATGCTGTCGTATGCGCAGGGTCAGCTGGATGCGCTGCACAGCATCGATAATACTATCAAGTCCATGACTGATGCCCTTGGCTCCATGACAGAGGCTGTCTTGGCTGCTCTTAGGGCAGCCCCCGATGGGACTGCTAAGGCCAACACTTCTCAGAACAACGGAATAGCAGTTGACAGTCTTTACAGCGGGCTGTTTGGCCGCACTGCAGATGCTGGCGGTAAGGACTTCTGGACTAACCAGCTCAACACAGGTGCCCTTGAATACAGTAACGCAGCCAACGTCATGGCTCAGAGCGCAGCTGCCAAGGATAAGACTAGCCTGATAGACAATATGTACCAGAAGCTCTTTGGGCGGGCTGCTGACGCTGAAGGCGCAGCATTCTGGGCTAACCAGCTGACTACAGGTGCTACTACTTACGACAACCTAGCCAAGACTATGGCGCAGTCCGCGGGCTCTGTTGACCAGGCTGCGATGGCTACCAAGGCAGGTAAAATTCCTGGCTTTGCTGGCGGGGGCTTCCACACTGGCGGCGCGCGCCTGGTAGGTGAGAACGGCCCAGAGATCGCAGTTACTGGCCCTGAATGGATACTGGATGCGAAGCAGACCCAGGCCATTAGACAGGGCGGCGGTATGGGCGGGAGCTCTGGCAGCATGGACCGTATGGCCACTGCCCTGAGCGCGCTGGACTCTCGCTTAGAGAGCATTGAAGCCAATACCCGCGCCGGTGCCCAGCACGGCGGGAAGACTGTACGAATTCTTGACCGGACCACCCAAGGAGGGGAAGCCATGCAAACCAAGGCGGCTACGGTATGAAGGTCCTAAAGCCACACGTCATTACCGACGCCATGCTGCTCAGCAGCACGGTGCCGGAGAACGACTACGCGGAGTGGGTGTCTGGGTCTACCTACAATGTTGGGGATCGCCGTATAAAGGCGTCCCTTCACACCGTATATGAGCGAACAGTTGCTGGCACTGGTACGAAGTCGCCTGAGCTCGACCCCACCAACTGGATCAAGGTGGGGCCAACTAACCGGTGGAAGGGGTTTGACAACGTGGTGGGGACCATCGTGTCCAACCCGCTTGGCCTAACCTATGTGATCAGGACGGGGGCCACA